GTAGCTTAAGCGTGCGGCTGGTTTGGGATCTCTCCCGCACCACTTCGAGAAGTAGTCAGCTTCTCTACCTGTTGACTAGACAGTCCGCACTGATGAAGCCCTTCTAGACAAGCAAGGGCTTGGGCAGTGCTACTGTTACACGCCCACTTCTGCCAGGAGGGCCGCCGTATCGACCTTGCTGGCCTTGGCGACCTTCTCCGCCTCCAGCCGCTCGATGATCGGCCGGAGCTTCGCGCTCTGGCGCAGGGCCATCTTGTCCGACTGGGACTTGGCCTTGAGCCAGACCTTGATGTCCTCCATGGGCTTGCCGGTCGCTTCGACCAGCGCCCGGGCCAGCACGCTGGTGCCCGCGATGCCAGAGCCCTCCACCCGGGCAGTCCAATCCCCGGCGGCGAGGTTCTCCTGGACCTTCTCGCACGCGGCGATCATGTCCTCGATGTCCTCGAGGGAGGCGTAGCTATCCCCGTACTTTTGCTCCCCGCCGTGGCAGGCGGCACGCTCCACCAGGCTTGCGGGCACCGTGAACGTGCGGGTCTCCCCATTGCGGAAGTCAATCCGCACGCGGACTTCCCCATCCACGAACTCACTGTGCTTCAGGGCTTTGCGCTTGCCGGCGAAGGAAACCTCGCGGCCATCGGACATCTTCACAACTTCAACATTGTCAGCCATCTTTGCTTCTCCTATTGAGCGGGTTCCTTTCAGCTGTGGTGCTCGGGCACAGCATCCGCCAACATGGCGGGGATTTGGCATGATACCGCCCGAGGTGGGCGATGTCAATGAAGTGGTGTTAGGACTCCTCGAGATCCTTGAGGAGGTTGTCTCCCCGGTGGAGCTCGGCTGCAGCTTCCTCAAGGCTGGCGGCAACACGCGCTTCTCGTGCTGGCACAAGCTCCCCCTCCCCGAGCTTCGCTTGCAGCCGGGCGAGGCTCGCTGCCTCATCTACAGGCCCGTAGGCCTGCCCGGCGGGGGGCTTGCGCCAGGTCTCCCAACGGACCACGCGCCGGACAGTCTCCAGGCCTACGTTGTACTGGTCCGCGAGCTGGCGGATGGAGGCTCCTGCGCTGCGGGCTTGACGGATTGCGCAGGCTTGTGGCCAGGTGAGGTGGTTCATAAGCTATCTTCCCTGACCGTGGGCACGAAGGGGTTGCCACGCCTGACCAAGTATCCGTCTCGCAGCAACACTCCGGCCTTCTCGCAGCGGGCCATGACTTCCGGCAGATCGCGCCACACCTGCCCACCGAACGGCGAGCAGCGGCACCGCGATATTTCCTGAGCGCAATCGTTGCAGGTCATCCCTGAACCTTCGTCGTATCAAGCGGGGCGCTGTCGTTCCATAGCTTGAGCAGCGGGATCACGTCGCCCATGTCCTCCAAAGCGGAGAAGTCAACAGGGATGCCGGACATCGCCGCGCTCAACATTCGGAGCGGCTTCATGCTCTTTGTGATGGCTTCGCGGTCCTCCTCGTTCCCGGCGAGCATCACGGCGGCGATTGCCGTTCGCATCTTCAGGTCGTCGCTCGCGTTGTAAGACATCCAGAACAGGTCGCGCCCATGCTCTCGAACGTAGCGCATGGCGAAGGCGATGCGTTCCGCCAGCGGCTTGTCGGCAGGGATTAGAGCGCGCACTGGGGCGGCGGCCATTTGAATTTCCATCAGTTCATTGCTCATTTGCTGCGCTCCTGTGTTGCGGAAACGGCGTATGGCAGCGTTGGCGCAACCTCGACCATCGCGCTCCAGACGGCAGCGCAGACCTCGGGATCACGCGGGAAGGCTGCGACCTCGTAGGCACGCTCCAGCATTCGTGGGGTGGGCTTCGTGGGAACGCACTTCATCCCGTAAGGCACCTGGAGCGTTCCGCTGGTGGATCGGGCTTTGCTGTCAGCGCCCGTCCACGCGGCCCAAAGCTCGCCCTTGAGGACGCTCACCAGTAAGCGCGGATCGGTGCGCTCGCATAGCGCGTTTACCTTTGCCATCGCTTCCCCATCGGTCAGCGCCCCGCTGGCAGACCGGGCCGCGTTCAGTTCCTCCAGATACCGCCCCGACAACTGGAAGAAGTGGTCGGCGTCGCGGGTCTTTGAGGCCAACTCGCGCTCAAGCTGGCGGGCGAATCCAGCACGGACAACCTCACAGCCTTTGTCCAGTTCCCACGGGTAGCAAAGCGCCCTCTCCGTCCTCGGCGTCTCGCCGGTCAGCGCGTTGGGTGCGGCGGGGGCAGGTCCCGCCGATGCTGTGTCGGCATCAGCATTGCCCGCACGACCAGGTAGCACCTGCCCCGCCGCGTTGTTCGTTCCGCACCCTGAGCGGGGCGCTTCGTAGAGCGGCTTCCAGCCCTCCCCTTTAGGGCGCTCGCCGTCCTCGCTGAAAACCGTCACATACTCATCGGTGATGTCGCGGGTCACGCGATACCAACAGAACGGCTCGTTCGCCCCGCTGTCGGGAACTGGCGCTTCCATGTCCCCGATCAGGGCGGCGATCTCGTTCGCTTGCTCCACCGCGTCGGCATCCCGCAGGAAGCCTACTGCGGTCTTGCACAGCCCGCGCAGGCGCTCTATGCGGGCGCGCATCCTAGCGAGTTCGTCTTTGTCAGCGGGCTTATCCATAGACGGCCTCGAAAACGTGAAAGACGAGTGCGCCGCCGTGAAGCTGGAACGTGCCGACGTGCCTCCCGATGTTGCGCTCGCGGTCGTCCTCGATAGGGTGCCCGGTGCCGATGATCCAGAACCCGCGCCGCTCTTTATCTCGGCTAGGGTCCACCTTCGCCCAGAGGCAAACCTGCTCGCGTTGTGGTTGAACGGCCAGCACTTCCGCGCCTATGGGCATATCTACCGTCTGGAAGTCGGCCACGGCCAGCGGGAATTTCCAGATCGTTCTCATCGTTCGTTCCTCTCACCGGACAGCTTCTTCACTGTCGCGTCGGTGAACGTGATGTCCCATACCCGGATCGGTGCTTCTCCTGCGTTAGCCGACGAGTAACTTAGGTAAGAGGTCTGCTTAACCCGCTCCTCACGGAAGGCGCGTTGCAACTCCGCAACGCTTGTTCCGCGCTCCGAGACTGGCGCGGCCTTGTTCCAGAGATCGATGGCGAGCGGGATGCTTTCCGTGCTGCCGCCGTCCACGTAAGGGCCTGTCGCCTTGCAACGCACACAAGATACGTGCCATCCCCGCGCCGGTTGTCCAACGTAGCCGACACCCAAGCCGCCGGACTGCCACGTTGCCGCGCAAAACGGGCACGGATTTATCTCGCGTTCCGAGCGCGTAGACGATTCATCTTTCATGTGGCCTCCTTGAGTGGCCTCAGCAGCTTGAGCGTGAGCAGCACTGCTCCCAGCCCGGCGGCCCACTTCTCCGCGAAGGAGAGCGCAGCGCTGTCTGTGCGTGCTGCGAAGGTGCAGCCCCTGGGCTTGCCTGCCCGGAGGTAGGTCATGCGGTAGAGAGAGCCCTTAGGCATGAAGGGCCTGCTGTTGTTTGCGGCGGGCGATGCGCTGCGCCTTGAATGCCTTGCGCCCCCGCTGTTGCTTTGGCGTCAGGTGCCGGGTGCTGTCCCAGCCCGCGAATACTGCGCTCTTCCCAAAGGCCAACAGCCCTTCCATAAATAGGGCCACTGGATTATATCGTTGCGTATTCTTGCCCATGAAGTCCTCCGTCAGTTTGCTCGCCGGGCGGCAATCCGCCGCGTGATCCTGCAGACCCTCCGCCCGTTTTGCAGGGGCGGCTGGCTCGTAACCTCTCTAACCTCCCAAGCCCCCTCCAGCTCCTCATACTCTGCTGGGCTGAGGGACCTCACTGCAGCCCCGTAGGCCACAATATCTGCAGCCAGGGCCTCGTTGTCTATCGCCTTGCGGGCCATTACCTAGCTCCTATCAAGCGCCGCTCCACGGGCGGCCACCATGCCCATTATCCCACACCCTCCGGCCGTGTGTCAATCAAGCGTGCGAGCCCTGCAACAACAACTACCCACCACAACCATCACCATCCACCCCCACCCTATCTATCTCCCCAAGCGTACCCCTTACCCTACCACTAGAAGTACCCTAGCCCCTTTGGGTATGTCTCCTTATATATTAAGAAAAAAAAATAGATACATCATACCCAAAGAGGCACACTTTGGAAGATAGATAGGCACGGGGGATATGATAGTAGTTGTGGTGGGTAGTAGTAGTTGCACCCCTCCCAGTGCCCCATGAGGCCAGGGGCTCTCGCCCCCAGCCCCTTGGTGCAGCCTACTCCAACTCCGCCAGCATTGCCTCCACGCCAGCGGTGTCCTTCTCCGGCGTGGTCAGGCGGGCGTACTCCGCAGCGATCTCGCGGACTTCGAGGAAGCTCCGCAGGACCTTGTCCTCGTAGCCGCGGAACTTGGCCTCCACTCGCTCGGGGGCCACTCCCCGTACGCTCGCCACCGCCGCGAAGAGGCACGCCCGGTTGAGGGCACGCTGCGCGGTGCGCTTGGCGTTCCACAGGCCATTGTGGAGGTTGTCCACCACAGCCTGCATGGCCGCGAACTTCTCGGCGGGGGAGGCGCTGCGCCCGGTCTTGGTGTCCCTCGACATGGCGCCCGCATCCCGGACCTTCTGCTCGATGCCGTGGTAGATCGCCTCCTGCAGGATCTCCTGCGTGAGGTTGCCGACCATGACCTGGAGCTGCCCGGCCCCCGCCACCGTGAAGGTGATGAAGCCATCGCCTCGCTCACTGCCGATGATGCTCTTGCGTTCGTTCATTGTGTTCTCCGTCAGGTTGATTGGATGCTACCCGCCAGCCCATGCTGACGCAGTTTTCTGTCGGCCTATCATCCATGCCGCTGGCGGGTTGTCAGGTTCGCCATGTCCCCCACGCACAGGGCCGAAGCCCAACCGTGGCATGTCCAACAGTCTACTCGCTAGGCTATCTACCGTCAAGGGGCCTAGCCCCTACCGCATGTTTGGAGGTGTACGGTGGGGATTCGACCCACCGCCTTGCCTACCGTGGAGACATGATAGCACAATGGTGGCCGAGCGCAACGAAAACGTTTTTATGGGCGCATAAATACTCTCTATGCCCCCCATGCCCGCGTGCTGCAGCGCAACATGCCCGGCCTGCCGTGGTGCAGCGCACCATGCCCTGCCGCTAGTGAGCGCCCACTAACCTGCCTCCCCACGCGCAGGGGGACCCGCCAGCCCCCCGGCGGGATATACCCCCGAAAAAGTGGGCGGGGGTGAGGGGAGATATCCACTCTTTTTCTGCCGTGCAGTTTCCACATAACCCGATCGGGATTGGGGGCGGGAATCCGGGCCGAGGAATGGGCAGCCCGCCGACCGCCCGCCGGCCAGCCCTGAGCCCCCGGCCCCCTCCCCACCCGCTTGACAGCTCCCCGCCCGCCGCCCCATACTGTGCGCAGAACCCACGGAGGTACGTATGGGATGGAGAGACCCAGTAACCGGCGAGCTGCGCCAGGGTGTGCGGAAGATTAGTTACACCCATGATGCGCTGGCGGACGCGATCTTGACGAACCCGGCGATTAGCCAGAAAGAGCTCGCGGCGATCTTCGGGTACAGCGAGGGGTGGATTTCCCAGATCATCGCATCAGACAGCTTCCAGGCCTTCATTGCCGCCCGCAAGGAGCAGATCATTGACCCCATCCTCCGGGGCTCCATTGAGGAAAGCATGCGGGGCCTCGTTCTCCAGAGCATGGAGCGCCTTCGCGGGAAGCTCGAGGCAGATGTGAGCGGGGAGTTGAGCCTCGAGGTCTTCAAGCACGCCTCCAAGGCCCTCGGCTACGGCAGCCGTGTGCAGGTAGATGCGAAGGTCCAGCATGTGCACTCCCTTGTGGGTGTGCTGAGCTCCCTCCCGCCGGCAACCCGCACGGTTGAGCCCCTCGCCCCGGCAGCCCTCCCGCAGCCCGCGTGAGCGCCCTCCCCGCCACAGACGAGCTTGGCCGCACGCGGGAGCTTATCCTTCGCTGGCGGGCAGGGGGCCCTGCGCAGTTCGCGGTGGAGGCCTTGGGGCTGCCTGCTGAGTGGGACGCAGAACGCAAGGAGGGGGTGCTCCCCTGGCACTGGGAGGCTTCTGAGAAGCTCGTCCGGCGGGGGCGTCTCAGTATTCGAAGTGGCCACGGGGTAGGCAAGTCTGCTTTCCTCAGCTGGACTATCCTCTGGGCCCATGTGTGCTTCTTCCCTGTGAAGGGTGGCTGCACCGCCCCTACCGCCACCCAGATGAGTGACGTGCTCTGGGCAGAGCTGAGCAAGTGGCACAGAGTTCTAAGGGACCGCATCCCTGTCCTGGGCGACCAGTTCGAGTGGCTCAGTGATAGCTTCGAGCTGAAGGACGCGCCGAATGAGTCTTTCAGCGTAGCGCGGACTGCCCGCCCAGAGAAGCCAGATGCCCTCCAGGGTCTCCATGCTCATAAGGGAGTAGTCCTCGTCATAGTGGACGAGGCTCCCGGCGTGGACGACAAGATCTTCGAGGCCGCCCGCGGAGCCCTCGCTGACGAGAACAGCTACGTAGTGATGGCCGGGAACCCTACCCGCCTGGAGGGCCTATTCTACGAGACCCACCACAAGCTGCGGGACATGTGGGCCACAGTCCACGTGAACGGGGAGCAGGTCCCCCTTCAGAGCCAGCAGTTCCGGGATGAGATAGCCCACCAGTACGGGCGGGACAGCAACGTCTACAGGGTGCGCGTCCTCGGGGAGTTCCCCATCGAGGAAGCCGACACCGTGATCCCCATGCACCTCTGCGAGGCCGCTGTGGTGCGGGATGTGAGGATCCACGGGCCCATGGTCTGGGGAGTGGATGTAGCGCGCTTCGGCTCAGACAGGACTGTCCTCGTGAAGCGCCGCCGGAATGGCACAGTGGGCCCCCACCTCAGCTGGAGCGGCATGGACACTATGCAGAGCGCGGGGAAGATCTACGCGGAGTGGAACAACACGCAGCCCGAGGACAGGCCTGAGGTCATCTTCGTGGACGTGATAGGTGTGGGCGGCGGGGTCTTGGACAGGCTCCTTGAGCTCGGTCTCCCCGCTGCCGCGGTCAACGTGGCTGAGGCCACTAGCATAGACGACCAGTACTCTCGCCTCCGGGATGAGCTCTGGTTCCGCGCCCGGAAGTGGCTTGAGGCCAAGGCCTGCAAGCTCCACCCAGACGAGATCCTCATCGCAGAGCTGTGCATGCCCAAGTACAGCTTCACCTCCACCGGCAAGATCAAGGTAGAAAGCAAGGACGAGATGAAGAAACGCTACCCCAGGAGTCCTGATGTTGCAGATGCCTTTGTTCTCACCTTCGGAGACTCCGCAGACTATAAAGGACCCGGGAGCTATGACCCGCCAGTCTATCCAGACTTCTGAAGACACCTGGCCGCCAGAGGAATACCGGCGGCTGGAAGCCCGGTGGAAGAGTGATGTGGACCTCAAGCTAGACAGGCTCATCACCTTCGCGGACAAGTACGACCACTTCCTCGAGGCCCTTATCCGCAAGGAAGTGTGGTGGGCGAAGTTCCAGGACGCAGTTATTGAGAAAACCCTCGGTGCCCTTATCTGGGGAGCCCTTGTGTTCGTGGCTCTTGCGGCGTGGCACTACGTGCAAGCGAAGATCTTAGGAAAGGCCTAGCTCATGCCACGCAGCGGAGTGCCCCTCCTCCCGCCCTATACCCGGAGCTTCTCCCTCGGCGCTGTGGTCCGCCAGAGCTGGGGAGATGAATGGGGGAAGAAAGACGTGGCCTACGAGTTCAGCAATGGGCGGAAGTTCGCCGCCAGCGAGCCGAACGGCGGGCCGTACACCGGAACTGCGACGGGGACCTGACATGGCGCTGATTTATTGCTTCGGAGACAACCCCCTCGCGGACAACTGCGCGAAGGAGGCCGCGGAGAACCTCGTGACTGCCTACCCCAACCACAGCTGGTGGGTAGAGTGCAAGCAAGGCGTGCTCGTGATCAAGCACCTCGAGGCGAGTGGTGCCCGCGGGGTGATTGGGATGCTGCGCAAGATGGACGCCCTCTCCCATGATGCGCGGGTGCGGAAGGACGACATCCTCAAGGCTGCCGGCGAGATGCTCGAGCGCGCGAACATGCCCCGGGGGCCCAGGAATGAGGACCCCGTGACCTCCTTCGAGCTGGACGATGTGAAGATGAAGCGCTTCTGGACCCCGCCCCTTCACCAAGATAGGATTACCTGATGGCTGAGAACCTCATCCCTGGGCAAGCCCAAGGAGACGAGCTCGGTGGCGGTACGACAGCTGCCCCTGCCACGGCGGCAGACCCCTGGCTCCGCCTTGCCCAGGACGCCTACAAGCGCAGCACAACGTACGCGGATAACAACTACCGGAAGCAGTGGGAGGACGGCATCCGCCTCTTCAACTCCCAGCACCCCCGGGACAGTAAGTACAACAGCGACGCCTACAAGTACCGCAGCCGAGTCTTCCGCCCGAAGACCCGCAGCGTGATCCGCAAGCATGAGGCCACCGCTGCTGTGGCCCTCTTCAGCAACCCTGATGTTGTGCAGGCGGACCCGATCAACCCGAGCGACCCTGTGCAAGCAGTAGCTGCGAAGCTGAACAAGGAACTCCTCCAGTACAGGCTCACGAACAGCAAGAAAGGCATCCCTTGGTTCATCACGAGCATCGGCGCGTTCCAGGATGCTATGACTGTGGGCCTCTGCGCGAGCTTCCAGTACTGGGACTACCAGACAGAGACGCAGAAGGTCAAGAAGGCCGGCATCATGGAGGGCTATGGGGAGATGGAGGTAGAGGTTGAGGAAGAGATTCCTGTGGTGGACAAGCCGTGCTGTGAACTTCTGAGCATCCAGCAGATCAGGTTTGACCCCGCCGCCAAGTGGTACGATGTGGTAGGCACCTCCCCCTACGTGATCCTCGAACGCCCGATGTACCTCTCCGACATCCTTGACCGGATGGAGAAGGGCTACGGGAAGGAAGGGAAGCCCTGGAAGAAGCTCTCCCGCCAGCGCCTCCTCGAGGCCCGGGTGAGTGATGATGACCTTGTGCAGCAGGCCCGAGATGGCCGGCGGGAAGACCCGCAGCAGGTGCGCAGCACTGAGAGCGACTTCGACATCATCATGGTTCACCTGAACTTCATCCGCCAGGGCGCCAAGATCTATGCGTTTTACAGTCTCAAAGACCTCGAGGTCCTTACAGACCCCGCGCCCCTCAAGGAGATGTTCCCCATAGGTGAGATTCCTGTGACTGTGGGGTTCTGCCTCATTGAGACTCACCAGCCTATGCCGAAGGGCCTTGCCGCGCTGGGCAGCCCGCTCCAGCAAGAAGCGAATGAGGTCGCGAACCAGCGGCTGGACAACGTAAAGTTCGTCCTGAATAAGCGGTGGATCGTGCGGCGGGGCTCCCAGGTGGATGTGGAGGGCATCCTCCGCAACGTGCCGGGCGGGGTGACTATGGCCTCGGACGTAGAGAAGGACGTGCGGGAGCTTACGTGGCAGGATGTCACGGGGAGCAGCTTCCAAGAGCAAGACCGCCTGAACGCCGACTTCGATGACCTTGAGGGTGGGGGCCTCAACAGCTCGAGCGTGATGACCAACCGCAACCTCAACGAGACAGTCGGCGGGATGAAGATGATGACTCAGGGGGCGAACATGCTCACTGAGTACACCTTCCGGGTGTGGGTAGAGACCTGGGTGGAGCCTACGCTGCGCCAGATCGTGAAGATGGAGCAGATTTACGAGAGTGATGAGACTGTGCTCGCGGTGGCTGCGGAGCGGGCGGGGGCCCGCCAGGAGCTCCTCCAGAACCCGAACCTTGACCACCTCCTCGACCAAGACCTCCTCGTCACTGTGAGCGTGGGCATGGGGGCAACAGACCCCGAGGCCCGCTTCCAGCGCTTCATGCAGGCAGTTGGTGCCTACACCCAGATCTCCCAGATGGCCCCGCCTGACCTCAACCTCCCGGAGACCCGGAAGGAGCTCTTCGGCCTCGCGGGCTTCCGTGACATGCAGCGATTCTTCACACAGGTTGACCCCCGCCTCGCCCAGGCCCAGCAGATGATGCAGCAGGCTGAGCAAGCTGCCCTCAAGCTCATCGACCAGCACAAGGATCGCATCCAGCGGCGGGAGCGGATGCTTGACATTCGGGAGCAGCAGCTCGCGATGGAGCAAGCCAGCGCGCAGAAAGAGATGGCCGCCGAGGTGCAGAAGGCTGTGCTCCAGTTCACCCTTGACCAAGAGGCTCAGCGCCAGGAACTTGCCCTTGAGAGGGAGAAAGCCCACCAGGAACACGCCCTCGACCAAGAGAAGCATGTCCTTAACATGCACCTTGCCGCCAAGAAAGCCCAAGACGAGGCCTCTATCAAGCAATTCGAGGCCCGTGTGGACGCTGCAGTGAAGATGTTCATGGCGAAGACTGACCAGGCCCTCGCAGAGGCCAAGAAGCCGAAGAAGCGCACCGCCCAGAAGGTCGGCGGGAAGTGGGAGATTGAGGAGAGGACTGACTAGTGCCATTAGAGTCATATCATAACACTCCCCCAGACGCTTCTTTCAGCGGCACTGGGAGCAGCGCGTGGGTTGAGGCTCACAACCTCCGGATGGAAGGGGGTGGGTTCCTCGTGGGAAGGGAGACCGCCGGCACAGGAGCCCCCGAGAACATCGCCATAGGGGCGAACCTCACGCTGAGTGGAGGCACCCTCAGTGCTTCTGGAGGCACAGCAGCCGCAGGAGTAAGTCTTGTGCAGGGAGTGGCTCCTATTCTTGTGGGAGGCACGGCCACCTCCACTGTGTCCCTAGCCACCAGTGGTGTGACTGCAGGCACCTATGGAGGGCCACTTGTAATCCCCCGCTTTGATGTAAGTGCTCAAGGCTTGATCCAGAGCGCCTCCCAGGCAGGTACAATCGGCACGATGGCTTCGTTCAACAGCTATGTGGCTGCTGGTGATGCTTTGGGAACCTCTACCACGGGCACCTTGACTGTAGCCCTCAGCACTACAGGGGTAACGGCTGGAACCTACGGGAACGGGACAGCGGTATCTCAAGTAGTGGTAGACGCGAAGGGTAGAGTTACTTCAGCTTCTAATGTAAATATCTCCTTCCCTGCTGCAGGGGGCACAAGCACCTTTGCTCTCGCAGGGGACGTGCTAGGCACAGGGCTTGTTCCGGGGACCCTCACTAGCGCGCTGAGCACCACAGGCATCACTGCAGGTACCTATGGAGGAACTGCTGGCATCCCGCGCTTCGACATTGATGCCAAAGGCCGGATGCTCTCTGCGGCAAGCCATCCCCTCCAGGGAAGTGCCCCTATAGCTATCACTACAGGCGCAGGCACTTTCGTAGTAAGCCACAACACGAGTGGGGTTGCCGCCGGCACGTACGGAGATGGCACAGCTGTTGCCCAAGTAGTTGTAAACGCGCTGGGGCACCTTACTGCAGGAACCTCAGTTCCTATCACTTTCCCCACAGTGCGAGTACTAGAAGCTACTGCTCCTATAGCTGTAGCTACCGCGGCAGGTACTTACACTGTAAGTCATAATACCAGTGGCATCTCCGCAGGTACCTATGGCGGCACTCTAGGAGTAGCTCGCTTTGGTGTGTCTGCAGAAGGCCACGTAACTGCTGCAGCAAATCACGCCTTGGAAGCCACAGCTCCTATCTTGCTGGCCACAAATGCGGGCACTTTTGCGTGGTCCCATGGGACTTCTGGAGTTGCCGCCGGCACCTTTGGCACAGGGAACGACCTTGTGCAGCTCACGGTGAATGCTCTGGGCCATGTGACGAGTGTAGCTACCTCTGGCACCATCGGCACGATGGGTAGGTTTGCGAGCTATACTCTTGCTGGAGACGTACTAGGCACAAGTACTACTAGCACTTTCACAGCAGCTTTAAGCACAACAGGAGTGTCTGCGGGTACCTACGGGAATGGAACAGCGGTAGGGCAGTTTGTAGTAGATGCTAAAGGCAGAGTAACTTTAGCTACCAACGTAACTATTTCTGCTTCTGGGGGAGGAATTACTCTCGGTACTAGAGTCCTTACTACCGCTGGAACCTCTGCGAATTTTACTATTCCTGCAGGAGCCAAACGAGTTACCGTAATAGGCTCTGAAGTTTCCTCTAACGGCACCAGTGGATGGATAGTTCAAATAGGAGGCACTGGAGGTTTTGTAGAGACAGGTTATACTGGGGGGCTTTCTATTGGTGCCGCTGTAGCTTCTATCACCACTGGTTTTGGTATCTTCGAGTCTGGAGGTATAGCGGCAGCTAGTGCTTATAACTTTACACTAAATATAAACTTAATAGACCCAGCTGCTTTTCGGTGGGTTTCTTCTGGACTTGCTCAGGATACTGGGGGTCTGCAATCAGCTCGTATAGCTGTAGGTGGGCAAGTTCTAGCCAGCGAGTTAACTCAACTTAGGTTTATAGCTATAAACAAGACTGACACTTTTGATGGGGGAAGTGTGAACGTAGCGGTAGAAACCTAGTGTGGCTACTTCCTTCTTCGGTGGAGCATTCTTCGGCGGGGAGTTCTTCTTCGCGGAGGTGCCTGTTGCTGTGGTGGCCTCGCCGGCAGGGGGAGATAGCTCCCACCGCAGCCGGAAGAAGTGGCTCCGCCAGTGGCTCAAGTGGAAGCACCCAGAGCTCTTCACCCTTCCCCAGGAGCCCGAACGCGCTGAGGCCACCCGCCAGACAGCCAAGACAATCTCTGAAGTCATCACCTACCTCACCGAGCACCAGTACGTCGAGTGGGATGCCGCCCTTGTTATGCTGCGGGAGGGAGAGCGCCGAGTGGCCCTGGCTCTCGCAGACGCAGAGACCGCCCGGGTCTTCCGGGAGATCAAGGCCCGTGTCGAGCGCGAAGCCCGTGAGGAAGAAGCCGAGCTCATGGAGCTCCTGGAGATCCTGTGAACCAAGCTGACCTTGACTCCCTCCTTGAAGGCCTCGACCCGGTCACTCGGACCCTAATTGCTGAGGTAGACCTTGCCAACGAGGCAAAGGAGTTCTTCACTTCCCAGATTGGCCGCTATGTAGTAGGCTGTGCAGAGCAAGAGATGAAAGACGCGAGCTTGGAGCTTGCCCGTGTCTGGCCGTGGCGGCGCAGGCGCATTCAAGAGCTCCAAAATCGCATCTGGCGGGCACAGGCGCTCCTGTCCTGGCTCAGCAGCTTAGTGGTTGCTGGGCGGTCCGCAGAGGCATCACTAGCAGAGGTGGAACATGAGCGCTGAGCAAGAGACAAAGGTGGATGCCCCTGAAGGGGAAGAGTACGCCAAGCCCGACCCCGCGAAGAACCCGCGGAACATCGCGCTGGGGGAGATTGCCGCCAGCGTGGCAGAGAAGCACAAGGTCGAATTCGCTGAGACCATGCCCTCCATTGATGATGAGGGGCGTATCTCGCCGCCGGAGGGAGGGGAGCCCGCGGGTGCGGCCCCAGAGGCTCCTCCCAGTGCAGAGCCTGCGACTCCTCCTAGCGCAGAGCAGCCTTCCCTGCCGGCGGCACCCTCCCCTGCAGAGCCCGCGGGCATCAACCCCGACCAGCTCTACAAGGTCACCGTGGACGGCCAGGAGATGGAAGTCCCTGGCCGCGCGATCATTGACGCGGGGATGCGGACCTTCCAAAAGGAAACCGCCGCAGACTACAGACTCAAACTCGCCTCCCAGTTGCTCCAAGAGGCAGAGGCCAAAGCGAAGGGCGCAGCTACCCCTCCCGGGGCGCCAGCACCTGCCGCCGAGCCCCCTGCCGGACTGAATGATGCCCAGCTCGCTGAGGCTCTCCAGTTCGGCACCCCGGAGCAAGCGGCTGCAGCCCTGAAGGAACTGCGGGGCCGGCCGAGTGTAAGCCCTGAGGAGATCGCCCGGATTGTGGATGCTCGCAGCCGGAACGTCGCCCAGGACGAAATCCAGTTCCAAGAGGCCAAGAAGTTCGTGCAGGCCGAGTACTCTGACCTGATGTCCAACGACTACCTGCGGAGGTTGTTCTTCCTTGAGGAGAACCGCCGGCGGGCGCCGAAGGAGCGGGGAGGGGAGGGCGACAGGCGCCCGTACAAGGAGCTGTACGCAGCCATTGGCAACGATCTGCGCAAGTCGTTCAACCTGCAGAAGCCCGCAGCGGCAGGCAGCCCATCCTCCGGGACGGCACAGGCCCGCCAGCAGCGCAAGGCAGAAGCCCCGCCCGTGCCCCGCACTGCAGCCGCCCGGCTGCAAGAAGGCCCCGGTGCGACGAAGGCTCCGACTCCCAGCGAGATCATCGCGAGCATGGCCGCCCGGCGCGGCAGTGATCGCCTTTTCCAACCAAACAAGAGGAGTTAAGACATGGCTGGACAGCTATGGGCAGTTAACTCCCTGGGTGGGTTCTTCTACTCGCTGAACCTGAGCGACGAGCTGCGGGAAGCCCTGCAGCCGATGTCTCGCTTCCGTCAGTTCTGCGACGTCAAGGACGCCTCCCAGCAGGGGAAGGGTAAGGGCCAGACCTTCACCTGGGACGTGGTGAGCAACGTGAACAACGCGGGCGGGACCCTCGTTGAAACGAACACCATGCCGGAGACGGAGTTCACCATCACGCAGGCCACCCTCACCATCAACGAGTACGGGAACAGCGTGCCCTACAGCGGCAAGCTCGAGGCCCTTGCGAAGTTCGAGGTGCGGAAGCCGGTGATGCAAGCGCTGCGAAATGATGCGGTCAAGACCTTCGACCGCGCGGCCTGGGTGCAGTTCAACAATGCTCTCCTGCGGGTTGTCCCTGCTGCGGCGGGCACGAGCACGAGCACCCTCACCCTCACCACGAACGGCACGGCGACTGCGACGAACAACATCGCCTTCAGCAACGCCCATGCCAAGCTCGTGGTGGACCTGATGAAGGAGCGCAATATCCCGGCCTACACCAACGATGACTATGTAGCCATCGCCTGGCCGAGCACGCTGCGCACGCTGAAGAACAACCTGGAGACCATCCACCAGTACACGGTGCCGGGCATCCAGCTGATCTTCAACGCTGAGATCGGGAGGTACGAGAACGTCCGGTACGTCGAGCAGACGAACATTCCGAAAGGCAACAGCACGGATGGCGGTCTGACTGGCACAGCCTGGGCGAGCGGGAACTCCTGGATCTTCTTCTTCGGGGAAGACACGGTGGCTGAAGGGGTTGCGATTCCTGAGGAGATGCGGGCCAAGATCCCCACGGATTACGGCCGCTCCAAGGGTGTCGCGTGGTACTACCTCGGCGGCTTTGGCATCGTCCACAACAATGCGAGCGAGAGCCGTATTGTGAAGTGGGACTCGGCAGCTTAAGGGGGCGACATGGCTACGAAAAGCATGATCTACGACCACCCGGCATACCAAGCTGTCTTGCCGGTCGGCCTGGGCCTCAACACGGCAGGTGCGAACTCCATCGGGAATGGACGCTTCACGGCGTTCACGCAGACCCTGGTGAAGTCCATCACTGTGGCTGTGGTGACGGCGGGCACTTCCACGGCGAACCACATCATGAGCGCGCTGGTCTATCGGGGCGGTACTGGCACCGAGACCCAGGCGCTTGCGACGATGGGGAGCAGTGGCTTCGTGAATGTGGTCTCCACGCTGACCCTCACGCAGGGGGATACCCTTGCAGTGCGGGGCGGCACGGACGCCACGATGGTGTGGCAAGCTGGGGCGGAGATGGTCATCGTCCCGGGTGCTACTGTCACGGCGTAACAGGGAAAGGGGGCCGCAAGGCCCCCTACCCACTGGAGAGCACATGAGAGACAAAACAGGCGGTGCAAGTGCAGGGTTCATGGATGCTGGGAAGCCTGAGGCCACCAGCGCTGCCCACCGGCGGCGCATGGAGCAAGGTGGGCTTGCCGGCGACAAGGCTCTCAGTGATTATGAGAGCGTGAGCCCTGCAGATGGCGGAAAGGTCCCCTCTGGCGGCTTCCTCCGCCGGAACAACTACGACGAGAGGTTCTGATGAAAAATCCAACGCACGGGTTCAAGGCACGTGCCACTACTACCAACCCCCCTCCTCCAAATGTGGATGAGGCCCGGGCGACTCGGCCGGGGATGCCCTCTGAGCCGGCGGGACCCGCCAGCACGCGGGGGCGGGTGATCCTGAGCGAGGCTAAGCCCGCGGGCAGGAACAGTTCGAGCAGCACGTTTACTGCTCCCCGCCGGGAGGGTGGAGGCAGCGCTGCCGAGCTCGGCTACACCAAGCCGGGTAGGGGGTAGGTTGTGTGGCGCGCAGACGCGCCGCAAGGGAATGAGGCCGGGAAGATCCTCTGGGAGCTTGTGCCCTACACCAGAGGATTCGGCCTCGACCTTGGCTGCGGCCCACACAAAGCCTTCCCTCACTTCATCGGAGTAGATAACAAGAGGGATACTGGACTGTTTGGTATCCAGATGAACCCAGACCTTGTGGTGCCGGATGCCACGAGCCTGGGGATGTTCGCAGATAGCAGCTGTGACTTCATCTTCAGCAGCCACCTCCTTGAGCACATCCCAGAGCCCAGGCTTGCCTTGCGGGAGTGGTGGAGGCTTCTCAAGGTCGGCGGGCACCTTTGCCTCTACCTCCCGCACAAGATGTTCTACCCGAACATCGGCCAGCCGGGGGCAAACAGTGACCACAAACATGACTTCCTCCCGCAAGACATCATTAACCTCCTCAAAGAGATCTCTGAGGACTTCGACCTCAAGAGGAACGAGGACCGCAATGGCGGGGAGGAGTATAGCTTCTTCCAAGTCTTCCAGAAGCGGGCCCAAGGGGCCGGCACCCTTCTCAGCTACACCAATCCCCGCCCGGCCAAGACCGCCGCTGTGGTGCGCTATGGTGCTTGGGGAGATAGCCTCCAAGCCGCAAGCATCTTCCCGGAGCTCAAAGCAGCAGGGTATCATGTCACTCTGTACAGCACCCCCCGGGCTTTCGATGTTATCAAGGAAGACCCACATATTGACTCCGTGATCCTGCAGGACACGGACCAAGTGCCGAATGCGGCGTTGGGACACTTCTGGGCCCACGAGGCGAAGAAGTATGACAAGTGGGTGAACCTCAGCGAGAGCGTGGAGGGGACACTCCTTGTGCTCAATGACAGGGTGCAGGCCCGGTGGCCCCAGGAACTCCGCCATGAGGTCTGTGACAAGAACTACGTGGAGTTCCAGCACAAGATAGCGGAGGTGCCCTACACGAAGCCCCTGACGAAGTTCTACCCCACGCTCGAGGAGCGCAACTGGGCACATGAGCAGGTTGCCGCCCTCAAGGCCGATCCCCTGATCCTCTGGGTCCTCGCGGGGAGCAGTGTGCATAAGGTCTGGCCCCACATTGATCAGATCTACGCTCGATTCCTCCTGGCCTACCCCGCCGGCAAGATCGTGACTGTGGGGGATGAGCGCTGCAAGGCGCTGGATGCCCCGTGGCAGAACGAGCCTCGCATCGTGCGCCGCTGTGGAGAGTGGTCCATCCGCCAGACCCTTGCCTTCGCGCAGCAGTGTGCTGTGGTCGTGGGCCCGGAGACTGGAGTGCTGAGTGGTATGGCCAGCGAGCCTATGGCGAAGATCGTATTCCTCAGCCACTCCAGCGTAGAGAACCTAACTCGTGACTGGGTAAACACCTACGCCCTGTTCAGCACGAAAACGCCGTGCTATCCTTGCCATAAGATGCACTATGGATGGGACACTTGCGTGAGGAACAGTGATAAAGGAGAGTACTGGGAGGGCACAGCCCAGTGCCAGGTGGACCTGAGCCCGGAGGCGTGCTGGATTGCGCTTGGAAAGGCGCTGGGAAATGCGGCCGGGGTTCCGGCGGCAATCCCGGCCAAGAAACCTATCCCCCTCGCCCTCGCTCATGCCGCCGCCTAGAGCTCAGAAGGCTATGCAGGCGGCTCTCAGCGACCTCCCGCCGGATCTCGACCAGAGCCCGCATGAGAGCAATCCTAGACTTCTCTGGGAGCTCGACCGCACAATGCGGCATAAGGATATGCAGCATCCCCGCCAGCAAGCGATCTTGCAGGAAGAGCGCCGCCGGCTGGAGCAAGTGATGGGGCAGAAGATGCAGCAGGCTGCGCAGCAGCAGTTCCAGCAGAGGCTCCACCAGAGGCTGAATCCGAGGATTGGCACCCCGCAGGATACGGACCAGCAAGCCTTCATCCAAATGCTCATGCAGCAGATGCAGAGGCGGCATGGATCCCTTCCTTAAGGCCATCCTCGACTCTGGTGTGCGGCCAGACCAGCTCCTTGCGCAGGAGCGAGACCCCCGCCAGGGCTTGGACACGAGGGCAGTGAATGATCCGCTGCTGGCTCGGCGGAGGTTTGCTGCGGCCAGCCCGCAAGAGGCCCGGCAGAACACCTTCGCCACAGCCCTTGATGAGCCAGTTGCTGAGGCGAAGAACCTTGCCCAGATGATCCTCCAGCTATTCGGTCGGGGAAGTCTTGAGACCCAGGATAGGATGCACAGGGAACTTGAGACTGCTGGCTCTACGCCGAATAAGTGGACCTGGGATGATGCTGCTCTAGCGCTGGATGCCACGCCGATGGCGCCAGTGGTAGGTATCCTTGCTGGCGGGAAGGGTGCCCGCCAAGTCGGTGGGAAGGTCCTGGAGAAGTTCCTCGCCGGGCGGGAGGCAGCCCAGCCAGGGGTGGGGGTACAGTCCCTTTGGAGACAGTACGGCTATGATCCGGGGGTAGATAGGCTCGGGCGGTGGGAGATCTCGGATGTGGCCTCGGAGGTTGTGGCTGGCGGGCCGCACTACAAGGGGCCTGTGGGTGAGGCCCTCAGGCATGAGGACCTGTACGCAGCCTATCCTGAGCTACGGAACATGCCTCTGGACATGAGGATCAATGCGGAGCTTGCCGCGAGTGGAAGTTACAACCCCCGCACAGGGAGGCTCGCTGTGCGCGCGCCCTCTGTGGAGGAAGCTCGGAGTGTGCTCCTGCATGAGCTCCAGCACCCCGTGCAGCAGATGGAAGGGCATCCTGGCGGCACGAATCTGAGTGGAGGGCTGGAGAAGTACCTTCGCGAGGCCGGGGAGGTAGAGGCCGCGAACGTGCAGACTCGCCTTGCGGACCCTGATCTCATGAAGTTCGCCCCGGAGATGACAGAGCGTGTGCCTCGGGCAGAGCAAAGAATCTCCACCAAAGAAGCTGAGCTGCAACTCAAGAAGAAAGGTCGCCGCCGTGAATAACGCCTTGCATTGTACTGTGAAGTTTGGCCCCGCCATCCCCTCAGATCTCCAGGGCCCCCTCCTCCTCGCTTGGGAGCGCCTTGCCCGCGAGCAAACCGGCCTCCGGGTGGAGGTCTTCAAGGAGACGAAGGCAGATGACAGCAAGCTCCGGGTAATGATGACCCCCGCGGAAAGGGCTCGGCTATGAGCACCGCCCTCCCAGACTTCGTCAGCCAGCTCATCCTTGACGGCACGAAGGTAGGCTGGTATCCCGAGCGCGTGCGAGCGTGGGACGCCGGCGAGAAGATCGCCCCCATCACGATGGACGTGGCCTGGACCCGTCAGTGCAACGCGGCCTGCACCTTTTGCTACGCACAGCTTCAAGCAAGCGAGGCCCACACCCCCATCTCCCTCCAGCACGCAAAGGATTTCCTAAGTGACGCAGCTTCGATTGGTGTCAAGGGAGTCTCCCTCATCTCTGACGGAGAATCCACAGTGGTCCCCTGGTACGAAGAAAGCATCGAGCACGGCGCCCGAGTGGGCTTGCAGCTCGGCGTGGGAACCAATGGGGTGCGTCTTAAGCGCCGCGTGCTTGAGCGCATCCTTCCTCACCTTAGCTACCTACGCTTCAATTTCAGTGCTGGCGAGCTGGGTCGTTATAAGCAGATCATGGGCCTCAAGGAACGGGATTACCATGCAGTGATCCAGAACGTGCGGGATGCGATGGAGCTTAAGAGGAAGCATGGATATCCTGTGACTGTTAATATGCAGATGGTCACGATGCCAGAGTTTCATGATCAGATTCTGCCCCTCGCGAAGCTGGCCTCTGAGATTGGCCCGGATTACCTGATATACAAGCACTGCGCCGACAACGTGGAGGGAATGCTCGGGGTGGACTACACCAAGTATGATGCCCTGGCGGCAACCTTCCGAGAGGCCGAGGCCATGACCCGCCCAGGGTTCCGGGTGGTGGTGAAGTGGAGCAGGCTTGAGGACGAAGGCAAGCGCACGTACCAGCAGTGCTACGGCCCACCCTTCGTGCTGCAGATGAGCGGGAATGGCCTCATCGCTCCCTGTGGGTTCCTTTTCAACGAGAAATACAAGAAGTTTCATATTGGGAACATCACGAAGGATCGCTTCGCAGACATCTGGGCCTCCCCGAGGTACTGGGAAGTGGTGCGGTACCTCGCGAGCCCGGAGTTCAATGCGCAGCAGCACTGCGGCCCGAACTGCCTCCAGCACAATACGAATACTTGGCTCGACCAGTGGAAGAAGGGCAAGGTCACTTTCCCTCTAACGCCGATGCCGGCACACTCAGGGTTCCTCTAAGATGCCAACCTCCGGAAGCTGGGACTACAGTGTAACCGCGCTGCAGGTCATTGAATCTGCAGCTGAGGATATTGGCGTGATTGCCGCCGGGCAGTCAATGGACCCCAACGACCTCGCCACGATGCTGCGGACCCTCAATCTTCTGGTGAAGCAGTGGCAAGGGACCAGCGACAAGTTCCCGGGCCTCAAGACCTGGACCCGCCACCGGCTGGAGATCCCCTTCGAGGAGAACGTGAACAGGTACCTCATCGGCCCAGCGGGGACAGATGCAAGGTCGAGCATAGCTATGGTGGTCACCCAGCTGGCCGCAGCGAAGGCTGCGAGCGCCACAAGTGTGACTGTGGACAGCACAACAGGTATGACTGCCGCGGACCAGATTGGGTTCCAGTTGAGCGCAGGGGGGATTGGCTGGACGACGATCTCCTCTGTAGACAGCGCCACGGGCCTCACCCTCCCAGCCAATAGCGTGGGTGCCGCCGACAGCGAGGCGACAGTCTATGTCTACACCTCCAAGGCCCAGCGCTTCGTGGAGATCGAGGCCGCGGTGCTGAGGGACTGGAGCACACCTGGGCAGCCCATTGACCTCCCCATAGACATCTACACTGATGTCCAGCAGTACGAGAACCTCACCCAGAAGCTCGCCCCCGGGGACCCTACAGCTATCCTTGTGGAGTACGGGAGGCTCAACACTGTGGTGACGACGAACTTCGTTCCGCAGAACTTTTACAAGACGCTGAGGCTGACTGTGATCTACCCCGCGGAGGACTACGACAGCGCCTCCGGGGCAGATGACATCGCCTACCCGCAGGAGTACTTCGCCGCCCTGGAGTGGGAGCTTGCCCGGCGGTCGGCACCGAAGTTCGGCAGGCAGTGGACCCCGGACCTCCAGGAGCACTGGCGGATTGCTGTGCAGGAAGGTGTGAACTTCAACCCTGTGAACACTTCCCTCTACTTCGAGCCTGCTCGCGAGAGCACTGATGTTGGCTCTCCCTTCACTAGCTACTAATGCCTCGCTTCGACATCGGACCTGCTGCAGAGTTTGAGAGCCGGGATGGAGGTCTGGGCACCGGCGGCCTCATTCGCAATGGCTTCGTGGAGAAGGCCCCTGGCGGTGTGTGGAGCTGGCAGAGGCCTGGGCTTGCGCCAGGGCAGGCAGCGCCCTTTACAGGCACCGCCCTGGGGATGCTGGCCTTGGGTACAAGTCTCTATGGTATAGGGAACAACGGCACAGCTACTTCCTTCACCATAATAATCCCTCGGCCAACGAGCTTCACCCTCGTGGCTGGCCTCATGGGTACGTCACCAGTCACATATGGTTACATCACTCCCTCCGTGGGGAGCCTCTCCCCTGCTTCGTGGAATGGGGCTACTGTGGGGCTTATAAGCTCCTCCAACATCACGGCGGCGGTCCTCCTTCTAGGGAGCTACGCCTCCACGTTCTTGAAGTCTGTACGGGTAGGCGGAGTGACAGCTTACACTGCAGTAGCCACCTACAGCTACAATGGCACCACCAGCCAGACTTCCTGGGCGTGGCCGGGCCTCAACCTCGTGCCTGCCCCTGGAAGCTACTCAGGAGCCTTCCGCTAATGCCTACCTTTCCTGGCATCGGAGCCTCAGAGGTCATTGACTGGGCGGCCTCGTACACCGGGGACCTCATGGTCAAAGGTACAGGCACCGCCTACACCTTCACAGGCACAAGCGCTACAGGCATCAGTGACGCGGACTATCCAGGCCTGACCACCCGCGGCCTCCAGTACCTGGATGGGACGTTCTACGTTCTTGAGCCAGATGGCACAGTCCGCAACAGCTTGGCTGCCGCCGACGACCCCACAGACTGGCCCACGGACGGCTTCATCAACGCGCAGTTTGAACCAGATACTGGAGTGTTCCTGGCTAAGGTGCTGAACTACATCGTGGCCCTGGGACAGTGGACTACGGAGCTCTTCTGGAACGCGGGGAATGCGACGGGTAGCCCGCTGAGCCCCGTGAGCAACGGAGTCCTCCTCATCGGCTGTGCCTCTGCGAACAGCGTGGCTCAGACCGAGAGCACCATCGTCTGGATGGCCCAGCGCAAGGCGCAGAACAGCACGTCCCACAAGGGGCGCTTCATCGCCATGCTCGTGGGCACTTCCTACGAGGAGCTAAGCACTCCTGATGTATGCCGAGTCCTTGAGGCAGATGACCTCACCTTCGTGCGCAGCTGCATCATGGAGATCGGCGGCCACTCGTGGTATGCACTCACCTTGGGTAGCCTGGGCATCACCCTTGTGTTCGACATGAAGAACAAAGCGTGGTATGTCTGGACCCGGCTTGCCGCCGGCAGCCCTGTGACCCTGCAAGGCATAGGCCAGTCCTTCGGCCTCGCGAGTGGCACGGCCACTGGAGGCCACGGCCTGCAGGATGGAGACCCGGCCGTAGTATCCGGCGCAATCCCGGACGGGTATAACGGCACCTTCAACATGAGCGTGGGCACTTCCACAACAGTGTTCACGTACCCTGTGAGCACAAGCCTCGCGGGCACCAGCACCACGACCTCCACCCGCCTCCTCACCCCCTACACCGAGGGCGCTTTTGACATGATAGCGAGCTTGGGGTATAACGAGGAGCAGGTCGTGATGGATGTTGAGGGGAATGTGTACTTGCTCAACCTGGGTGAGGCCCTGGATGATGGGAGCATCCCTATCAACTGGCGGGTGCGGACGAGGAACCTGGATGATGGAAACGATGAGAGGAAGTTTGCACACAGCCTCACCCTTGTGGGAGATGTGGCACCTTCTACGACTACAGGGCTACTCCGCTGCACAGACAACGACTATCAGACTTGGGGATACTTCAGACGCTTTGACCTTAGCGAGGTCCGCAATGCCTCCTACAGGTGGGGGTACTACATCAGGCGTGCGTGGGAGTTCCGCTACACAGGCAATCTCCGGTGGCGCCTCCGGGCGCTTGACCCGGGGATCACTCAAGGAGTGACGTGATGTGGGATGAGTATGGCTTTAGTGATGTAGACTGGGGAGCGTATGACTACGGGGGCGGCGGGCAGGAGTATGTACCTCTTGGTGCTTCCTGGGACCCGCAGTTCGAGCAAGCTCTGGGGGATCCTTCGTGGTATGAAGGAGGGGTAGGGAGCTACGGAGATCCGTATGCTTCGTACTACAATGACTCTTATTACTCTCCGCAGCCCTCTCAAAGTACTTGGATTACAAATGAGTCCCTCGCGGGAAGCATGCCGGCCCCTGGAACAGGGAGTTACTCTATCAATGGAGGAGCCCCGCAGAGTATCTACGCCCCTGGGGGTGGAAGCGTGCAGAGCAGCAGTGGAGGCTACAGCACGTTCCAGCCAGGGGCTGGCCTCAATCCCACGAACGTAGGGACGCAGGTGAATTCTGCAGGGCAGTACATGAGCCGCCCGCAGTCGTATTCGAGCCCGCAGCCTGTAGCCCGGAGTGGAGGAGGCGCTGGGTACCAGCAAGCCTCCGGCCGCACGCAGATGCCGCAGATTAACCTTGGAGGTCCTGGCGGACCTGTGTGGGATAGACTGCAGGCTGTGATGGCCGACCCCACGAAGATGACGACGGACCCGGCGTTTAGCTTCCTGTATAACCAGGGGCTTCAGGCACTTAATAGAAGCCTCGCCGCCCAGCGGCTCACGCACAGTGGGAAGGCCCTCACGGACACGCTGAACTACGGGCAGGGCGCGGCGGCGAACTACTTCAACCAGCTCATTCCGCAGCTGCGGGGTGTTGCCGGCGACGAGTACCAGCGGTGGGCGGGCCCCGCGCAGATGAACCTGCAGGCGTATGGCCTGGGGCAGAGAGACACTGCAAACCAGATGCAGGCCACGCAGCTGAACAACAGGCTCCTTGCAGATGAGCGGGGGGAGCAGATGCTTAGCGATCTGCTACCTATGCTCGCGGGAGGGGGAAGCGCCCAAGGCGGCATGCTTCCCTCCAGTGGCGGGGGCATCGGCTGGGGTGGGATGAGCCAGACGTATAATCCTGTAGGCCGCACCCTCCAACAAGACTGGCAGCCCCCACAGCTCGAGGGTGGAGTGAACACTGGACCTGTGCAGCAGTACTATCAACCTGAAGACCTCGCGGAGCTCTACCTCTAGCCATGGCCAGCCCCTCGGAAGTCCTACGCAGCGTCCTGCCGATGGTTATGCAGCAGCGGCGGATGGAGCAGGAGAACCAGCAGATGGAGTACCGCCGGAGGCTTGCCCAGGAAGAGGCTGCCCGGCAGGATGCTTGGCGCCAGCAACAGCTGAACATGGGGCTCATGCGGGAGGGGCGGCAGCTGCAAAGCATGGAGAACCTTGAGGCCCACCGGGCAAGGGGGTATGAGGCCCAGGCAGAGGCCGCCCGCCGGAATGAGGCCGCGGCGCAGAGGAGGTTCGAGGCCGCGAGGCAAGGGACCCTCAAGCCCGGTTATGCCTGGGACCCCTCCGGCACACGGCAAGTGCCTGTGGAGGGCGGGCCTGCGTGGAGGGATCTGCAGAGCAAGCACGCGAAGGACTTGGATGACTTCGGAGCTATCCGGGAGCAAACTGCCGGGGCGCAGGAGTCGTTGGCGTACCTGCTAGACCCTCGGAACAAGGATGCCTTTAACTCCCTGTTCGGTGGGTATAATGCCTACGTCACTCAGTTCCTCCCGGGCCAGACCCAAGATGCGAGGGCAAAGCTCGAAGCTCTGAAGGCTTCGATGAAGGCTGCCGGTCTGCGGGTGGTGCGGGGCGGAGGTGGCTCGGTGGGCGCGATCACCGAGAGGGAATGGCCCATCATGGAGCGCCTGATCGACAACCTCACCCCCACGATGAGCGAGGCAGAGGCTCGGAACTCCCTCAAGCAGATCCAGGGTAGGCTCAACCGGATGCAGGAACACGCGAAGCGAGTCTACGGTGCAGAGTGGGGCGATAGCCCGTTTTACAAACCAGAACTCCTAGAGGCTCCCCAAGCCCCGGCGGCTCCTGACCCCCGCCAGCAGAGGCTGGAGGAACTCCGCAGGAAGCGAGAGGGTAGGTAATGGCCCTCACGCCAGAAGAAGAGGCTGAGCTCGCGGAGCTTGAGGCTGGGGAGCAGGCCCCCAAGAGCGGTGGGCTCATGCGGCAGGCTGGCCTCACTGCGCGAGCGGCAACCCCACAGGCGATAGGTGCTGGTATCGGTGCTGCAATGGGAGCACCCATCGGAGGAGTAGGCGCTATCCCCGGGGCAGGTGCAGGCCTTCTTGCCATGACAATCCTCGAGGCCGTGGACAGCATGGGCGGCACGGACTACATTGGCAAGGCCCTAGACAAGCTCGGCCTCCCCCGGCCTGCAAGCCCAGAGGAGCGGGTTGCTGAAACTACGATGAAGGGGATGGTGGGGGCCTCGGGGCTTGGTGCAGGGGCGAAGGCCCTCGCGACGAACGCTCGGGCACCTATCAAGCAGTTCCTCGAGCAGCTTGCCGCGAACCCGAAGATGGGGCTCTTCTCTGGTGCAGCGGGGGGCGCTGCGGGAGGCGCCACAGCTGAGGCCGGCGGGGGTCCCCTGGAGCAGATGGCCGCGAGCACAGTCGCGAGCCTAGCGGCGCCGGGGGCAGCTGGCCTCGCCCGGAAGGTCGGCAATACCTTCCAGCAGACTGGAGATGTCATAGGTGCGGCTGCCGGGGCGCCGGGGAGCCTTGAGCGCTTGGTGGGTGGAGTGGCCCGCGAGCGCGCGGGGGCAGACCTCCCCTTCATCGAGCAGACGCTGCAGCGAAGCCGCACCCTCGTACCGGGAGCCCGGCCCACAGTAGGCGAGATCATCGCGGGGGCGAACATTGGGAAGCCTCAGCAGAGGGGCGGAGCCCTTGTGCGGCTGCAGGATGACCTCACCGGCGCCCGGGGAGTGGAGGATGTGCTCCCCTCTGCCGCCCGCCGCTCAGATGTAGCGATCAAGGACTTTGTGAAGAACCTCGAAGTCCAGCTTGCCCCTCAGCGAGCTCAGGCCCTTCAAGCAGCTAATCCTCCTACTGGCGGCATAGATCCTCGGAACTTGTCCTCCCGGATCAAGTGGAACTACGTGCAGCGGCCGGGGCACTCTAGCCTTGTGGACAAGGTTGTACCGCAGATTCTTAAGAGGATTGAGAAGAAAACTGCCCTCGGGGTTATCCACCCAGATGATGTCTACGCGCTACGCAAGGACCTCAAAGGCATGATTGACGAGCAGATGAAGTCTGGGAAGTGGAGCAAGACAGATGCTGCTAAGGTGGAAATAGGCATCAAGCGAATGCTGGATGATGCTATTGAGCAGGCCGGGGGGACGGGCTGGAAGGCGTATCTCAAGCGGTACGAGCGGGGCCTCCGCCGGGTGGACCAGTACGAGGCCCGCCGGGCGGAGATGGGGAAGATGCTTAAGAACGTGCAGTCCCAGGAGGTTGGGAAGATGGCCCAGGAGCACGCGGTGCAGCCACCCACGCTGCTGCACAGGCCGATGATGCTGCTGAACTTTGCCCTTCGCCAGCTAGGCGCAGATGCGAATGAGAAGCTTGTGAAGGAGATGGCCACCCGCCTGCAAGACCCCCGCCAGTTCGCCCAGCTTCTGCGGATGCCCCCGCAGGCCCCCGCCCGGCAGACTGCCGCCGAGGTCCTTTCTCGCGCTGGCGTAGTTGCTGGCCTCATCGCCCGGCACCAAGAGGACGAGGGCCTTGACGAGCCCGTACAGTAAGCCTCCGCCGCCTATCCCGGCAGACTTGCCGGCGGGTCGCTTCGGGAGGTGGCTCTACGAGTTCTGGGACTATGTAGCTAGGAACAGGCTGCAGGCGGCAGATAACCTTGTCCCTGGCACAGGGATCATCATTGGGACCTCTACAGCCACCTTCACGATAGCCCACAGGACGAGTGGGGTAGCGGCAGGGACGTATGGCTCTGCAGGGGCAATCCCGCAGATCGTGGTGAATAACCTGGGCCACATTACGAGTGTGGGCACGGCCTCTGCAGGTGGAGGAGGCGCCACTGCGCTTGCCGGCGTGGTGCTTGGCACTACTACGACAGGGACGCTTACTGCGGCCTTCGCGCCGAATCCGAGCTTCTCAGGTACAGCTACCTCTACAGGATTCTACGCCTTCGGGCGGGTGGCTGCAGCTGTGGGAAGCTCTTCCCTTGTGGAGGCAGTCCCCTCCGCTGTATTCGGCAGCGCGGGGATTGTGTCCTCCACAGCGCAGACGTATACCCTCATGGCAGGCACCATCCCGGCGAACGGGCTCCTTCGCTCAGGCAGGGGCTTCACTTTCCATGCGATGGGCACTGTAGGAACTGCAGTCACACGGATAGGGCTGGCCTTCGGCACAGGTACCCTGGCGGCCTTTAACTCAGGCGTAGCCCAGCGCTGGTCTATCTACGGAGAGGTCGTGGCGAATGATGCGAACTCCCAGAAGTACGTTACTTACTCTTGGTACGCAGGAGGGCCTACTTCTGAGCTTGGAACCCTTGCTTTGTCTGCAGCCTCCGGACAGGTCCTCGCGGTGCAAGGTACGAAGGCCGCTAGCACTGCCGCTGTGGCGCAGGAGTTCTTCACTGTACGCTTCATGAACTAACGTGCATGCCACGCTCCAGCGCCTTGAGGCCAGCCCCACAGGAACGTGGGGGCGCTTCCTCGCAGGCCCACTGCGCTTCTTCTCCTGTGAGCTCCCCTGGCGGGACAACCAGCCTTCAGTCTCCTGTGTGCCTGCTGGCACGTATCGCTGCATCTTCACGCACTCCCCGAGGTTTAAGCGTCATCTGTATCTTGTGGGTCCTGTGCCTGGTCGGAGTGGTATCCGCGTGCATCCTGCTAACTTCCCCCGGCAGCTGAATGGGTGTGTTGCTCTGGGGGAGAGACTTGGGTGGATGGGCGGGGAGAAAGCTGTGCTTCTCAGCGCGCCTGCAGTGCGGCGGGTGGAGGAGTACTTTGGGGGTAAACCTTTCTTGCTGGAGGTTCTAGATGCTTGAGGTGCTCGGGACGATCTTTAGCTCAATCTTTAGTGGTGGGGCCACAGGCCTCATTGGAGTGGTGCTGCAGAGGTTCGCAGACTACAAGAACAAGCAGCTGGACATGCAGCTAGAGGCCCAGAGGGCTGCCAACGAGATCGCCAAGCGGCGGGTGGATGCGGAGATCTCCGCGCAGGAGTGGGCTGCCCGGACGAAGGTCGCAGAGGTGGAGGCCGCTGGGGCGGAGGCTGTGGAGGATGCGAAGGCCTTCGCGGCGAGCTTCGCCCTTGAGCCAAAAACCTGGGTGGGGGGTAGGAAGCTTACTCCTGCGCAGACCTGGCTCATGGTGATGCTGGACTTCATGAGGGGTGGGGTGCGGCCGATCTTGACGGTGTATCTCTGCGTGCTGACGACGTATATCTGGTATCAAGTGAGTACGGTCCTTGGGAAGCAGAACCTGGATGTGGCGGGTGCCGTGAGCGTGTGGAACATGGTAGTGGGGCAGATCCTCTACCTGACGACCACATGCGTCCTATGGTGGTTCGGCACTCGAAACAAGGGACCTATGAAGTCCTAAAGGGCAACGGCGCCACCCCCGCGAAGCTCATGTTCTGGCGGGTGGCGCACCAGCTTGCAGAGCGGTCGAGGATGGCATTGGCGAGGGCGGCATTGGCGGCCTCCGTCATAAGGCCCAAGCGCTGGGCTGCCCCCAGGCAAGCGTACATCCCGGCCATCACCTGGAAGTGCATAAGCTCCTCGAGCTGGAGCCGCATGGGGTGCCCTTCTGGGTAGGCGTAGTAGACGCCCTCGAGGCCAGTGTTCTTAGGGTCCACGACCTTGCGGTAGCAGTGCAGGCGCTCTCGGAGGTAGTAGGCGCCCTTGTCCAGGCACGCGAGGAAGGGCATGATTACGTCCTGGCTTCCTACGCCCTGCAGGCCCCCGAGCTTGTCGAAGAACTCGTGGGTCCAGGCTTGGGAGGCGCTCCCGCCCACAGCCTTGGGGAACATCTCCTCCACAAGGCACCAGCCGTCCTTATCAGGCCACGCGCTTTCTGCGAGGTACTTGCAGTCCTCGTTGACGTAGTACATGCCAGTAAGGACCATGGAGGGCTTGTGGGCCTCGAAGGCTCGCAGGACGGCGGCAGCCCGCCCGGGGAGGGCGTAGTCGTCAGCGCTTAGCTGGAGGATCACATCTGCGTCTGTCTGGGTCATGGCCCAGTTGATGTGAGCGTTGAGGCCGGGCATACCCCTGGGAGCGCAGACCTCAGGGGGGCAGTTCAAGCGCCGGACTGTGTGAGGGCCGCTGTACTCTGCAGCTACACGGTCCAGGATCTCGGCGGTGCCATCTTTGGAGCCTTGGTCGCTGAGGAGGATCTCGAGGGTGCAGTCTTGTTGGAGGAACATCGAGCGGGCAGCGAACTCGACGTGCTTTGCCTTGTCTCGGGCGTTAAGCATGAAAGCGGCTTTCATCAGTAGAGCTCCATGGGTTCAGAGATGATCCAAGGGTGGGGGTTGAGAAGGGCGTTGGAGTAGACTCGCATGGGAGGCGCGAGCTCCGGGTGAAGAATGCGGCACTCCCCGTGGAAGAGGTAGTCCATGAGGGCGGGGTGGTAGTTCTGCTGGTGCTGGGGGCCGGGGTCCAGGGGGCGGGCGCTGCCGATGCCTACCCGGATGATGATGTGCAGGGACTGCTTCCAGATGTAGGGCGCCTTGTCCACGTGGTTGAGGAGCTGGTTCCAGGCGAGGAGGAAGAAGTCCATCCGGGGGTAGAAGCACACAGGGATGTAGCCTGCAAGGGCAAGGCCTGCACAAAACCCGAGCTGGAAGTCCTCGGCCACGGGGAACTCGAGCTTGCGCTCTGCAGGCACAAGGGAGAAGGTGTCATGGGCCGCCTGGCCATCGTAGGCTACACTCTGCCCTACGAAGAGCGTCTGCGGGTGCTTCGCCAAAGCGCCCATCGCCTGGGTCAGCTGCTCGTATAGAGGCTTCCTCAGAACTTCACCCATTGGCCTGCTCCTGTGTGTGGTTGAGTGCGCTCGTACTTGTAGTACCGGGGCTGGGGGTTGCGGACGCCCCAGACCTCAGCGGTGGGGGTGTTCGTGGAGAGGCCGTTGTCCTCTATGACGAAGGTGATAGGGAGCTCATGGCCGGCAGCGTAGTTAGCGGCCTCGATGCACACCCCTGCCTGGGAGGCCATGTCCCCCACGAAGCACCATACATGGCTGGCGGCACCCTGTCGTTTGAGCGCCCACGCTGCTCCAACAGCGGCGGGGCACTGCCCAGCTACAATCGCGGAGGTGTAGAACCTGTGCTCCGGGAAGCAGAGGTTCATGCTTCGCCCTTCAAGGATCTGCTCCATCACTTCTTCCTGGGGGACTCCATGCAGCAGGGCATGGTAATGGGACCTGTAGGATGAGAATATCCAGTCAACGGGGCGCACATCTGTGAAGAGCTGGACGAGTTGCTCTTCGTTCCCGCCGCTCAGGTGGATGGGGCCCTTTACTCGCTTGGCGAGGAAGGCTTCCTTGACCTCTGCGCTGAAGGCCCGTAGCTCCTCGGCGGTCATACATCCACCATGCTGTGGAGGAGCTCGAGGTGGCCGACCTCTGCCTCCCTGTACTTCATCGTGGGGAGGTAGAAGTTGATGTCACCCTTGGAGCGGAGGGGGTTGTCTGGCTTGAAGGCGCTGCAGGTAATGAGGATGCCGCCGAGGGCGATGACTTCCTCTGCTGCCCGGAGGATGTTTGGGGAGGCTCCACTGGAGGAGATGAGGAAGGTGATAGTGTCCTCGTTCTGGGCCTGCCAGTAGATCTGCTTAGAGAAAACATATTCGAAGCCGTAGTCGTTCCCTATGCAGCTGAGCATGGCGGGGTTTGTGAGGGCCTGGGCCCGTGCCCCGAGGAACTTGCAGAAGTCCACCGCAAGGTGGTCGCAGATCGCCGCCGAGCCTCCATTGCCGGCGAGGAGGACCTGGCGGCCGCTGGGAATTTCAATCCACTCCTTCAGGTAGTCCAGTGTGTCTTGCACACTTCCCTGGGCCTCGAGCCCACTAACCTCAATTCCTGAAAACATTGAAGATTCTCCTTACGAGTTCGGTTGTGGACATGCCGCTTTCGTGCTCGGTGAATACGACCTTCCCGCCGAGCTGCTCAACGGCGGCGCGCTCGAGGGCGAGGAGGCTATGCCCCCGGGTGTTGTTGTAGTCTGCTCCCTTGACGTAGAACGCAGGCCGGTGCTTCTCGATGGCCGGGAGGGCGGTTTTGTCGTGGATGAGGTCTACTTCATCTACGCAGGCCAGGGAGCGGAGGACCTCAAGCCTCTGCTGCTCAGAGAAGAGCGGCCTCCCGGGCCCCTTCGCCACGAAGGCATCCGCCGTGATGCTGACCACCAGCACGTCTCCGTACTTGCGGGCTTCCTGGATGTGCCGGAGGTGTCCCCAGTGGAAGAAGTCAAACACTCCGTGGCATAAGACGACTTTGCTACTCAAGGAATACCTCGCTTTCTTTGACAACGTATGTTCCGAAGTGGCCCACGGCAATGCCGGCGGCCCTGTTGGCGACGCGGGTGGCGTCCCGCCAGGAGTAGCCTCGGTCGAGGGCGCAGGCGAATGCTGCGATGGCGGTGTCCCCGGCGCCAGTCACATCATAGACTTCCCTAGCTTCCGCGGGGACATGGAACTTCCCCTCTGCGTCGTAGAGGGTCATCCCCTCTGCGGCCTGGGTGAGGAGGAGCCCCTGGAGGTCCATATCCCGGCGGAAGTTCTGGGCCTTGGTATCTAGCTGCTCCTGCGTGTGCCACCCGCCCACGAGCTCTCGCATCTCGTCAGCATTGGGCTTGATGAGGTCTGCCCCTCGGTACTGGTCGTAGTCGAAGCCCTTGGGGTCTACGAGGATGATGCTCCCTTGGCGGGCAGAGATGAGGGACTGGATGCCGGCGAGGGCGCCCTTTCCGTAGTCGCTGAAGAGAGTGATGTAGGTGTCGTGAGGGGGGAGGTCCTCTGGGGTGATAGGCACCTGCGGGCTGTCGAAGTCTACTCGGAGCATCTGCTGGTTCTTGCCTATGACGCGGATCTTGACGATGGGGGCCTGCTGCTTGCCGTAGGCCTCCACGACCTGCGAGCCCATCGCGGCGATGTTCGCGGCGACGTTTGCCGCGCCGCCGAGGCGTTCCTCAATGCGATGGACCGTGGCCACCGGCACGGGTGCCTCCGGGGATATGCGGCGCACGTCGGCCCACAGATAGCGGTCTATCATGGTATCTCCGCAGACTAGGATCATGGGGCGATTCCTGGCCGGGATTCCCCGGCGGTATCCCGAACGGGTTTCAGCACCATCTTTCCTCCTTCATCTTGCTCCAAGGTGAGCCTCCCGGATTTGAGGATTCCTGCAAGGATGTCCTCCATGTCCTTCCCGGCGGGGAAGTGGGTTTGGAGGAAGTTGTATGCTGCGGTGTAGGACATCTTGCCGGCGGCCTTCACTTGGGCCACCAGGCGATCTGTGTGGAGGCTGTCTTCTGTCTTGCCTATACGAGCGAAGACCTTTGGCATATCCAGCTCTACATCCTCCAGCATCGCATTCGCTGTCGCGAGGTCCTCAACGCAGAGGGTAAGGTCATCCCGCTGGGCGGCGCTGAGGACCATCGCGAGCTTGTGGAGGTGTGTTTGCTTACGGGCGATATAACCTCCGAAACGATCATCGTTGAGCGCAGCCGGTCTGTTCTCGTAGTGATGACGGTACCAGGCGTTGCCCCATTCAACCGCGCTTGGAAGGAGTCGGAAACTGCCACTGAGTAAGGATATTCTCTCAAGGTCCTGAACGAGGGCCGTTTGGGTAGCTGCAAGGTTCGACGGTACTTGTAACCCTGGATATGCGACATATTTCTCCTTGTGTTCTGCGTAGATGAAGATGCAGCGAGAGACGAAGCCCCCTCCAATCATGTACTCCGGGAAGTTCCCCGCGATCCAGGCCGGCGTGGTGCAGGCGATGAGGTTAATCCAAGGGTTCTCAATGGTCTCGTTCCCGCTCATTTTGGTGATCTTGTTAAAGATCTTCCGGCCGTCCCAGAGAGTGATGAGGAGGTCCACCATCTCGCGGTCCTGGGGGTTGAGGAGGTTCCCGAGCTCGGAGGACTCAATGGTAAGCTGGCTCGCGGTGATCCAGTCCCCGGAGGGGAGCTGGAAGGCCTCATGGTTCTCGCTCAGGGCTTTAACGAGGCTTTGCCAAGTAGCTACATCTGGGCCGAATTTCACACCAGGTACCTGGCGCAAGATGTTCATGGCCACGCCTGCAGTAGTTGACTTAGACACTATTCCTGGAGGAGCTACGAGCACGATGAAGAAATTTGGAGTCCATGAAAAATATGCCATATCCAAGAACACCCGTCTACGCAAAGCTCCAGCTATAGCGCTTACACCGCACCAAAATCTCATGCGCTTGGGGGCCTCACTATATGAGGAGTACTCCAAGTACGCTTCTAGCCAATCCTTAAAGTGGCGCACCGTTCCAAGCCCATGTGTTACCTGTGGCTATAGAGCGAATGGTGTTGTGCGATACTTTAAAAGAAGGAGCCACGATCTTGGCCCACTGCCGCACAGATACCTTAGGATTCTTTGCTCTAAGAAGAGCCTTTAAAAGGGTTACTTCTCGTAGAGACAGCTTTGCCATGCCTAGTTTATAAGGTTGACATAAGCCATCTGCCCAAGCATCTTTAAAATTTTGACTTACAGTACATAGATACAAGTGACTAAGATTGCAGCATTTTTTAGTATTGCAGTAATGGCCTATGATAAGGCCCTCAGGAATTTCTCCTTCAAAGGCTGTCCAAACTAGTCTATGTACTAACCAAGGTTTTTGTTCGTATACCACAGAGCCGTATCTATCTCCAGAAGCTCCTGCGCTAGAGGCTCCTGTCCAAAGCCAACAATCCTCTACTACTCGGGTGTTAATAACTATTAAACGAAAGATGTCATTAAGGTTCATTTACAGTCCCCCCAAGAAAGATCACTAGTTTTTATTCCTACTGGAATAATTAGTGGATCGACATAAGGAACTATAACTGTAGACAAGTCTTTTAGTTTTGTCAAGCTTGTTTCTTTAAGGTGTGTAGGGAATTGTCCGCTTAAACTATCATGAACCTGGAGTAATACCTGAATTTCAGGCGCTTCCGCGTGAATGCGTTGCCAAGCAGTATTAATAACTCTACCTACCACAGACTGAGGCTGCCACGCAAGCGCATCCGGCAGGTCCAGCCTGTCAAAGAGGTACCGCTTGTACCCGAAGACGTTCGTGATGAAGCCACCCTGTGCCTGGCGGGCGGTGCGTTCTTGCCAAGCCTTGATGCCGGGATGGGCCTGGAACCACTTTCGCTGCATGAGCTCAGCTTGGTGCACGGTGAGGCCGCACGTGACTGCCATCGTCCGAGGGCCCCCGCCGTAGTTCGTCCCGTGGACCCAGACCTTCGCGAGCTGCCGGGTGCAGCCAAGGAGCTTCGCGTTCTCTGTGTGCATGTCCACTCCCCCGCGGAGCATATCCTTGAGCTCCTTGTCCGCGGCTTCCCATACTACGACTTGGAGGTCCGCCCGGTCCAAGTCCATATCGAAGAAGGTGTACCCGGGGTCTGGGACGAAGAGCTTGCGGATATTCGGGAGCTCGAGGTCCTCGGGTTCTTTCGCCTCCACACCCTTGGGGATATTCTGAAGGTTCGTTCCACTCCAGAAGGCATTCTTACTTGAAGAATACCTGAACGTGTAAGTCCCGCAAGGATTGAAGGAACATCTGAGCCGTCCATCCACGTCAAGTGCAGCCTCAAGGAACGTGGAGTTAAATACCCCAATGCTACGAAGCTCGGATATTTTCTTGACAATGGGTGAGAGGAGAGGTTCCCTCTTCGCAAGCTTTTCGAGAGCTTCTTCCTTGGTAGTAGGCCGCCGGGTCTTGCGGTCAAGGATGAGGGGCTGCTGGAGGTCTTCATAGAAGAGTTTTCCTAGGTGCTTGGGAGATTTGACTTGGACAGGGTGGCCGAACACGGCGGCAAGCCACTCCTCCCGCTTGCGAGCCTCGGCGGCAAGTTCCCCGGACATCTTGGCCTTCGCGGTGGGGTCGAGCCTGATACCGAGGGCCATCGTACGGAGGGTGCAATGGAAGAGGTTCTGCTGGAAGGCATTGACTTCCTGGAGGCCGAGCTTCTCGATGGTTGCCGCCGTGGCCTCGTCTACTTCCCACGTGCGGACAGTGTCTTCGCAGCAGTAGTACCACAGTTGATCTTCCCCCAATTTAGGGTCCCAATCCCGAGAGTCGTCCTTCCAGTAGCGATAATAGCGACAGTAGAGGCTTGCCTGGTAGTCCACCGCCTTGGGGAGCTCGCAGAAGGCAACGTGGTGAGAGATCATTGTGTCCTGCCAGAACCTTCCCACGAAGCCCCAATGCCGGAGGGTGTACTGTGCATCGTAGAGGTAGTTCTGGTTTACTACCCTGGCGTTGGGGTGGCACAACACTTGGTAGTGGAGCCAAAGGATGTGAGTCTCCTGGGCCTCTGTCCAGTACCCTTCCCTGTTCTCCACTGCCATGAAGGGGACGCAGATCGCCTCCGTGGGGCTCCACGCGAGGCCGCTGCAGGCGATGTGGCCACTCCGGGTCTCGAGGTCATGGACGAGCTTCGTGGGGCCGGCGGCAAGCTTGCCGAGGAGCATCTGGAAGGTGTCCACAACCTGCTCGTAGGTGGGCCGGAGAATGAACTTCCACTCCGGCCGCACGAGGGCCCGGGTGTGCTGCTCCCGGGCAGCTCGGCGGAGGTCCGCCACCACGGCGGCACGCTCGCTCCAGGAGCGGAGGATGTAGGCTGGGTGGAAAGTGGGGATGACCTTGGGGCCCTCCTGGTCCCAGTCCACGCGGAGCTGGCTCCCCCGCCACTTGGATACCCCCCACAAGCCTGTGAGGGCCCAGAGGGCAAGGTTCCCGCAAGCCACAATGACGTTAGGCTTTACAAGCTCTATCTCCTTGCAAAGGGCTTCGAAGCCGTTCTGCACATTCGGGTGGACCCAGCCCTGGCGCATCTGCACGAAGCCCTCGGGGTGCTTGGCCTTGCGGAGGTGGAGCCAGGCGTTCACTTCGTTCTGCGGGGGCCTTACTCTGCAGACATTCGAGACGAAGCACTCGCTCCGCAGGATGCCGGCCTCATGGAGCATCTTGTTGAGCTCCACCCCGGAGGCCCCGAGGAACGGCCTCCCGCCCCTCTCCTCCTGCTCCCCGGGAGCCTCCCCGCAGATCAGGATACGAGCGGGGATGGGTCCTTCACCTGGGACAACCACGCGGCCTCAGAAGCGCATCGCGTTCTGGATGTCATCAATCCTCATGTCCAAGATACCAGAGGCCTCCATGCGAGTCTTAGCGGCCTCTAGTTCTGCAACACGAGCTTGCGCTTGTTTAATGCGTTCATCCAAGTTCTGTCGAAGGGTGATGTCAAGGCGGCGAGCTTGAAGCTGAGCACTCGCATAGGTTGCTGCTTCGTTTTCTGCGACTGGATACATAATTACTCTCCTTTAGTTGAGGGTACTACTAACCACTCTGCAAACTCCTCCGCAGTCTTCCTCGCGAAGGTCATACGCTCTGGGTCCCGCCACACAAGCCAGAGCTGCCGCCCGGGCTGCACCGCAAGGACTGTGCCATCTGCGAACTTGCACAGAGTTGTGTGGGAACGCTCTGCAAGCCTCTCAAGCTCTGGGTCCACGTTCCGCTCCTTTCAGGCGGGCTACAAGGTCCTCAAGGAAGCGGAGGCCGAACTGGCGCTGCAGGCGGTCTGCGAGGCTGTGGCTCCTCTGGCGGGGTGCCGCGATGCGGACCTCGACAGTGGACCACTTCTCTCCGCAGGTGCAGTTATACCGGCGGTACACGAACTCGTCCTCCTGGCGAGAGTCTTGGCAGCGAGCCTGCCGGCCGCAGGCGCAGAACTTGGGGCTCACTTGAGGGCCTCCAAGCGCTGCACAGCCATCCCATAGCTCGCGGGGTCCATCTCCACATAAGTGGCATAGCACTTGAGCTGGTGGCACGCCTCAAGGATCGTGCCCGTGCCTCCAAAGCAGTCGAGGACTTTGTCGCCCGCCTTTACGCTCCGCCGGAGGAGGTCGGTGTAGAGGGCGACAGGCTTCTGCGCACCATGCAGCAGGTTCTTATCCGCCCGAGTCTCAATCACATCCGGCCTGATCTGCGTCACAGGCTTCTTCCCCTTCACCGCATAGAGGATCATCTCCCACTTTCGCTGGGGGCCATGCTGGGGCCAGGGGACTCGGTTGCCGTCAGGCTTGTAGTTGATGAGGGGCGTGCGGTGGACCCACCACCCGGCGGCCCGGAGCTGCTCCCTCGCAAAGTGGAAGCCATCAATATCACAGCAGACGTAGAGATGCGCCTCCGCCTTCGCTACCCTGTACCACTCGCCGGCCAGGACACCAATGAGCTTCGTCCAAGTCTCTGCATCATCAGCATAGTGATGTACGGCTCCAGCAAGTCTGCCGCCACCATCCCCAAAGTTGTCTGCTCCGATTCCGTAAGGAGGATCGGTGAGGATAACGTCAAAGAGACCTCCAGCGGCCGAGCGTATCCATTCGAGAGCGTCAGCGTGAATAAGCTCATGTTGTGCACTGGAATAAGTGGCTCCGACTCGTGCAGCGTGGGCTTCATTCCGGGTCATCTCCTCCGCGCGGGTGTGCGCTTTCCAGGCTTCTTCGAGGGACTTGGCTTTGGAGATCTCGGGGCGGTGCATTTCCCCCGCGAGGATGAGTTCCCGGCGAGTTGTTTCTCTAGCATCTCCTTCAGCACTCCCTCGAATCTCAAGTGAAATGTCCGCAGGAGTTGGTGCTGGAGCATTGGCAGCCAAGGCTTGGTGTGTGCGAAGCTTACTGAGGAGACTGGTAGCTGCAGCCTTCTCCTGCCAGGTGAGGTCCACTCGATGAGTATTTTCACTGTATTCGGCCTCGAGAGCCTCAAGCTCTGGGAGGTCTCCAAGGGAGACGCAGGGGGCATATTCTGGAGACCACGACTCACCTCCAAATTTGAAGCTCTCTGCAAGGCCAGCAAGGTTTGCCAATGCCCGGAGTCGCCTCTCCCCTGCAACGAGCTGGAAAGGTCCTGTGCCCCTGACGACGAGAGGGTGGAGGAGCCCCTGCGCTTGAATAGACTCCATAAGCTCTCCCAGGGCTTCACCAGCGATCTCCTTTCTTTGCCGGTATTCCGGCACTTGTATCTCGCTCAGGGGGACTCGCAGGATGCTTGCCATGCAGGGGCTCCAGTTGACGGTGGGTTAAGGTGCAGAGTTGATGGGCCGTGCGCTCAATGTCGTTAGCGAGGAACCCGGCGCGCTGCCAGTCCCTCCGCAAGACTGCATCCCACCACTCCAGGTGCTGGGCGCGCAGGGCACTAGAAAGCTCGCTCAGGCTCATATCCCTCCAAGGGCTTTGTGGATGGGCCAGGTGGCGCATCTAAAAAGCCCCCTCGGCTCTTGGGAGGACCGAGGGGAAAAGAGCTGGCGGGGCCGAAAAGGGGAGGAGATTCCCGCCAGCATGGCGTTGCTAGGCTTTGGTGATCGTGTCCACCCGCTCGTAGAGGTCGCCGCTGCCATCCTTGGCAACCTCATGCTTGAGGAGGACCTTCACCCTCTGCCCCGGGAGGTGGTTCATCGTGGTACCGGGCTTGTTCAGCCCCGTGGCCTCGTAGTAGCGGCGGAGGCCCCTGTTCTTCCCGGGGGCCATGTCCAGCCCTCCCGTAGGCGTGGTGTCCAGGAACACGCTGTCCGTGAGGGTGATCTTCGCTTGGCCCACACGAGCGGCCTCATCCTGCGGGAGCTCGATCTCCAGGGGGATGTCCGCAGCGAACCACGGGCGGGGGTTGGCAGGGTCCTTCTCGCTCACACCCTGGCGGAACTTGATCGCCTGGATGGAGGCGTCGAAGGGGCGGCCCGCGCTAGCGGGCGGACGCTTGGTCAGCGGTGCGCTGAGGGCGGCGCCAAGGAACTGCTCAGGATTGAATTCACTCATACTTCAGACTCCTTGTTGGCTAGTGGCTTGTGTGCAGGTGGCTTGCTAAGGTGAGCTGTCCTGCGGTTCCAGCTCAGATTCTTGGAGAAGGGCCACGAGGGCCCGGCGCTCTGCGGGCTCAAGGCCTTCGTGCAGGGCTCCGGCGATGCGCTCGGGGCTTAGATAAGCGAGGCAAGCCACGAGAAGGTCGGCGGTCTGCTCTTGGGTCATGAGGCTGAGGACTTGGTGGGGGGTCACTCGAATACTCCCCCGCGGGACTTCCACTTGGAGATGATCGCCCCGAAGTCCTGGGGGAGGCCTCCCGCGATGGGGAGGTTCCGAGCCTTGAGGTCAGCCTGCGGGTTGTCCGTGCTCCAGAGGAACTTCGCCCCCTCCCTGTAGCTCAGCACCACGTCGCTGAAGAGCGGGGGGATCTTCGGCGCAAGGGCCTTGCCGAGGGTGCTCACGGTGAGCTTCACCCCACCGAACACCTGGTCTACTTCCCGCTCTACGTGAGCTGTCAGCACGAAGTGGCACCTGCAGCCATCGCAGAGCTGGCGGATGAGCTTCTCCACTTGGTCTTGGGCGATGCCCCAGTCAGACATAGACTTCACTGGCTTGCCGCCCACTACGAGCGCGAGGGCAATGGGGTTGATCCCTGTGAGGCTGTCGATGGCGAGCACCCTCCCTGTGCCCCAGGAGTCCACAGGTCCGAACTTCTTCCCCGTGCGCTGGTCCTCGAAGTCCGCGAGGGTCCGCAGGAGCTCAATGAATTGGTTGTGCTTCTGCCTGTCTGGGTCCACGAGCTTGGAGAGGGTCTCCAGGGTGAGGGTGTTTACCTTCTGGGCGCTGTCCGCGAGGGTGGTGAAGTTCATGTCTGGGCGCTTGAGGATATGCCAGTGCACGTTCTCCGGGATGGGCTTGCCGTTGTCAGTCCAGGCACCCACGAAGGACTCCAGGCCGCTCTCAGTGAAGAGGGCGAAGACCTCGAGGCCGGCATCAGCCAAAGTCTTAAGGCTCGTGGTCTTGCCTGTACCTGTGGGACCCTCGATGAGTACATTCACGCCGGGAAGGGGGCTGCGCGTGGCGCTCATGTGAGCTCCTTCCTATAGAGGAACTCAATCTGGATCTGCAAGCGACTCTCTACCGCCTGCTGCACAACCTCAGGCACATCCATTTCTCGAAGGAACGCAAGCACCCCCTTCATGCGAAGGATTCTCCACGCCCGCTTGGTGGCAGCTTTCTGCTTCTTGGTCCTCATGCGTCCACCAGGTCAAAGGCTTTGAGGGCCGCTTGCACAACGGCGGGGTCCATCTCCCAGAGGCAGCCTTCCAACACGCGCTTTTGGTCTGCGGGCTTGAGGGCCTTGATGAACTCGCGGGCTTCTTCTACGCTGTCGATATCCCAGGGAGTCATGCGAGCACCTGGTGGGCGAGTTCTTTGACCTTGAAGATCCCCGCGGGGAGACCAAAGCTTGGGTCCGCGCAGGCATGGAGGTCCAAGTGGTGCGCCAGGTCTGTGGGGGCTACCCACTCCCCTGCACTGTTCGTGCCATCATCGCAGATAGTGACGATGCGATGTTGGCCTTTGGAGTTGAATTCGTGGATTGCGGTAAGCATGAAGGGTCTCCTAGAGTTTATCAAGCTCAGCCAGCAAGCTGTCGGCGCTTGCAGAGGGCTTCTTGCCGCGAGGGCCGAGCTGGAGGCTCGCGGTGTTCTGCTGCGGGTACTCGTAGAGCTTGAACCAGAGGCCGGAGGGGCCGCAGGCCTCGCTGGCCTCCCGGGCATCGTAGCAAGATTCATGGTAGAACTTGTACACCGCATCCCCAGTCACAGGGTCCCTGGAGAGGTCCTTGAGGTTCTGCGGGGCGGCGCACTTCCACTGGGGAGCAGACTCCCTGTTAATGCGTCGCCCGAGGAGATGCGCGCACTCCGCGCAGATCGGGGGGATGGCGGGCTCAGGTGTGGGTGTCTCAAACATAGCGGCCTCCGTCAGAAGGTAGGATGGACATTATGCCACACCCGCCGCCGCGTGGGAAGCAAGTTGTGGGTCCTCTGGGGGAAGTGTGGTCTCCTCCCGAATGAGGGGGTTCCAATATCTTCTCTCGAAATTGAGGTCGAGGATAGGCTGCGGGTCCTGCACAAGGCAGACCTGCCGCATGGCACACCCACCGTACTCGGTGCAAGCGTGGTCGAGGCTCCAGTCCCAGTAGCCCTCGGCCCAGCACTGCTTTGCCCGCTCAATGTCCCTGGTGGTCTGGTGGAGCCACCGTTCAATCTGCCACGCCGGCCTGTACGTCACCGCCTCCGCTCGGTCGTATTTAGTCTTAAGAATAGAAACACCGCGGACAAGCACACCCTGAACAGGGATGCCGGCCTCGCGGGCGGCCCAGGCATAGCCAGTGAACTGGGAGCGGAGGTCCCACTGGCGGCTCCACGACGCACCAAGCTGCGACGCGGTCTTGTCGTCTTCAACGTAGAGGGCGCCTGCGTACTCGCAGACCTGATCTGCTCGACCGCAGTACATAAGGGGTTCTTGTGTGTCAGGATGCACCACCGGGAGAGGTTGAGCGAAGGAGAACTCGATAGCGAGCTTGGTGCCAATGAGGGCAGGCACGGCGGGGTCACTGCCGAGGGGCCAGACAGAGAAGTAGAACTCCAGAGCTCCGGCCATCCGGGCAGCGGTCTTGGGGCTGTCGGCGGGCGGCTCGAAGTCCCCGTAGGCTTTGAGAAGGGCGTGGAGGCCCTCTTCGAGGGAGGCCTGGGGGCTTGCGCCCCGCCCGTAGAAGGCCTCGCGGGTTACTTCAAGGCCCTTGGCGAACGCGCCGCCGGCGTGGAGGTGGTGGCTTTCTACCCGGGGCTTCCAGTGGCGGAGGTACTGGAGGGCGAACTTCTGGGGGCAGGACCTGAATGTGCTGAGCATGGAAGCGTCCCACACCGCAGGGAAGGGAGGGCGGGTCATACGGACTCCTTCAGTTTTTCCTCGGACTTGACGCCTTCCAACTCGTCCAGCGGAGGGATGCGCTTGAGGCGCATGGAATGCCAAGTAAGCCTGTTGCCTTCGTGATAGTCCGCTGGCAACAAGCGCCACTCGCCTTTATAAACATACGACGGAGCCTCAACTGTTCTTATGCTTCCTGCCAAAGCATCATGAATGTGGCACGGCGTGTTTAACAGGAGCACCAAATCCCCCACCGCAATCGGCTTCATAGCCCCTCCAGCTCAGCCAGCAGCGCATCCGCTCCTGCGGAGGGGGCCTTCGCACTACGGGCCTTCTTGGCGGAGGCCTGGGCGGCCATCCGCTTCTGGCGGAGGATGCCCACGGCCTCTGCGAGCTCAGCTTGGGTGAGCTCCCCGGCGGCCGCTCGGACGCGGAAGAGGGTGAGGCGGGCTTGTTCTTCGGGGGTGTACATCAGAGAGTCTCCTCCACAACCGCAAGCTCAGAGGCTATACGCAGAAGCCTAGACTTGGCAGAGTTGATCTCGCTTTGTCCTACCTTTAGAGCAAGTACTTTCTTGGTGGCTGGCTTGAGTTGCCAATCCTCCAGTAAGCTAATGATACGATACAAGTCTTCGGAAGGAGTGATTTTCATTGTGCCTCCAGTGCTGCGCGCAAGGCGCGAATGGTTGAGGGGCTCCCCGCCACGGTGCTCCCCGGCGGCATCTCCGGGAAGTAGAGCCCGAGGTCCAGGCGCTCACTCCCGAAGAACTCCCTAATGCGTTCAGTGACCCACTTGGCCTTCGCCGCGTGGGGGATGCGCTGCTCCGCATCACTCCAGAGGTAGAAGTCCAAGCGGTCAAACTCCTCTGCGGGGAGCATCACGTGGAAGTCCTTCGTGCGAATAGCATTACGAGGGCGGGGCATGGCGTAGGCGCTCCGTGGTGTCGATGAGAGAGTCGAGGGCAGGTTGGGAGATGGAGTCCTTCCAGCGGTTGGCCCACTGGAGGACTTCCTTGATGGCTACCAGCCGGCCAAGTTCTTGGTTCTTCTCGTCTTGGACTTTGATAAGTCCTGCAAGGTGGTCAGTCATGGAGGTCTCCTGCCTCAGCCATAGCGGCGAGGAAGCATAGAGCGAGGACTCTGTGGTTGCGGACAGTAGCGTCAAAGTCTACTCCATGGTCTACACCGTTTGAAAAGAAGGCATATCTAGCTGCTCTTCCATCATAAGCAAGCCCGTATTCGATAGCATCTGCTTCGAAAAGCTTTTTCATGTTGACGCAAGAAAGCCCTACGTCTTTAAGGGCGTTACAAGCAAAATCGTTCTCGCCAGTTTCTATGCGTTTCGCGGCTTTTCTATATAGCGCGGCTTCAGTTCTCTTATTCATGTCCAGCCTCCTTATTTATCTGCCCCCACACAGCAACCTTGCACTCCTGCGTCAGGCCCTCAAGGATGTCGAGACCTGCCGGCAGGGTGCAGATCGTGCGGGGGGTGTTGCCTTCGAAGATTGTGTCTGCCAATAGGCAGAGGCGCTGGAGGCCTCCCCCCACGAGGCTTGCCTGCAGGAGGCAGGCCTGCGCGAGGAGGTGCTGCCCGAGGTCGAGGGTGATGTCTGCCGCGAGCTCGAGGGTGCGGTTGGCAGGCCTGCGGCGGAGCTCCCAGGCAGCAGCGGGCAGCCAGTGCGCCCCAGTGACTTCCTCAAGCTTGAAGGGGAGCTCTGCTGAGCGGGTACCTGTGGCGACAAGCCGGCGGCACCCAGGCACGTAGGAGTGCTTGAGCTCATCGAAGAGGCCGATGAGGGTACGCACAAGGCCTTCCACGTGGATGAGCTGGACCTGGGCGCCCAGGACCCAGTTCTCCGGGCAGGTGAAGGACGTGCGGTAGGAGGTGTCTGCCTCCCGGCGGGTGCTTAGGGAGCGGCGGCCCTTCTGGTGGTTGGAGGCTTCGACCTGGGCGTGGAGGAGGAGGTCTTCAAGGTCCTCAAGATCGTCAGTCACCGGCGGCCTCCTACAATCCGGGCCTTTGGCCCAAAGGCGGCACGCACAGCCTGCACCGCGAGGCGCTTGACTGGGATCTCCACAGTAATTTTGGCGGTCTTGTAGCCCAGGCGGACGTGGAGTTTCTGCTTTCCGTTCGGGCGGATGGAGAGAGCTTTAAAGGTCATCGCTCACTCCCGCTTCCAGGGCAGCAGCCCTGTCTGCAAACCAGTGCCGCCCCTTTGCGAACCATCCCCCTTGGGCCTTGTACGCCTTGACCTCTTCCTTCGTCCAGGGAGCTTGGTGCCAGCCCTTTGGGCCCTCGAGGGTGTTGCTGGCGGGTGCTGCGAAGTGCATCCGGCGAGTCATGAGACCCTCCAGCCGGAAGAAGTGCGCTCAATGGTGGCGAACCAGCTTCGCTTGGGATGATTCGTCACGATGACCTTCTTCCCCACAGGCATATGCCCGGCCATGCCGTTGAACTCATAAGTGCCCTGTGGGAAGGGCGAAGGATTGCTGATGTAGAAATCTAGCCTGGGGTCCACAGGCTCTGGCCCGAAGCACTTCACTCTCTCCCTCAAGTCCTTCTTGGACTTGAAGCCTTCCACTATGCAGGTCATGGGGTCTCCGTCAGGTTGTGATATACGACCGGGATATTATGGCACAATCCCGGCCACAATAGAACTAAGGAGTAGGTCTACTTAGCCAAGCTTTTGGAAGTTTTCCAGATCTGTGTTGTTGGTTCTCGCTATAGGTTCCAGCAAACAGGTGTAGGGGATTACAGCATCGAGGTGTATTGCACATGTGCATTATACACTTATCTTCAGGAAGCTCTCCAAAGTGTAGCTTGTACGCCAGTCGATGCACTAGGTAAGCATTACCATCTCGCCATCGAACTTGGCCATAACCTCGACCATTGCCCCCTTTACGCCAGATCCAACATTCCGTTCCCTCTATATCATTGGTGAAGTAATTAAAGGGCCATATAAGCACCATTTCACGAAGGGTCAATTTTGGGTTCATAAGTAGAGCTTATTCTAAATCCGGCCGAATGTCAACTGCTTAAAGATTTGCCATGCAAAAGAAAAAGCCCACTGGGTTGGGCAGTGGGCTTCTTCCCGCACTGGGGACCGTCAGCCTACGGCTGATGGGCCAGTACTCGGCAGCTGACGGACTGCCTGGTGGGTCCGCGCGAGCGTTCCCGG